GATATAAAGGCAAAAATATGTCAGGAATTGAAGCTATAAACAATGCGATAAGTAACGAGCCTAAAGCTAAAAAGTCTAGTGGTAGAACCAAGAATCAAGATAGGTGGTTACTTAAATCTATTGATAATGCCATCTCATATAAGAATAGACCCCCGAGCAAAGGTAAATTTTATCCATCTCTGTTTGGTAATCCTTGTGATAGATACTTATATATGGCTTATAACGGTCTATTAGATTGGGATGAAATAGATGGTAGAATAAAACGGATATTTGACCATGGTGGAACTTTTGAAGACCGCATGAAAAAGTATTTGAAGAAAGCTGATATTTATATAGATGATGAAGTATCTGTAAAAAACGAAGACCCTCCTATATCAGGCAGGATTGACTTTATAATAAAACATGATAAGCATGAAGAAGCATTGTTAGAGTTAAAAACTATAAAAGATGAAGACTTCAAAGATTTAAAAGAAGCTCCAAAACACGAACACATGATACAGTTACAGATATATCTTAACTTAACTGATAGAGAGTATGGTGTAGTTATGTATGAAAACAAAAATGACCAAAAATTAAAAGCTTTTAAAGTAGATGTTGACAAACAAATTTGGACTGATATACTTGATAGATGCAAAAGCATAATGAATATGTCAGAAGCACCTGTGCAATGCACGGGTATGTGGTATTGTAAATGTAAAGGAGAAAAATAGTGGAAAAAAAATGGAGTTATAAAAGAGCATTACAATTAGCCCAAGAGGTTATGAAAGAGACAGGCATACCTAATATTACTATGGATGCAAATGCAGATGCTAATTTAGATTTCATAGATGTAATTCATGCATCTAATAAAAAACTAGAAGAGTATTTAGTAATCTATGGTGGATTTAAAGGGCAACTAGAACAACGTGTCGCAGACATTGAGACAAAGAGAGCTGCAATAGAAGCACAGGTTACTGAAAATTACAATATAGCTTTTGCTGACTTACTAGCATCTTATGAGGGTAGGAAACCAACTAAAGATGAGTGTCGTGGTATTATAATGAAATCTAATGAGGGTATAGCACAACTTC